TCAACTCTACTTGCTAATACAGAATGTTCTTGAATCTTTGCTTCAACTTGTTCAATTTGGGTAAAGTCTATATCAATTAAGTTAAAATCAAAATCCGTTACAAATAATGCTTCTTCATCCATTGTACCAAGATTTGTTTTACTCCATATAATTATATGAGTTAATCTCCCTCGTCTTACTTTATATACCCAATGACCAATATCTGGCATTGGGATATTAAATTTTCTTTGGAGTATAACTTGCAATTTTTCCTGTTCTGCTCTATTAGGACGCATTGAAATAATGCCCACATCAAGCTTATTCGCTAAAGCTTTACTACCAGCAAGAAGATTTTGATCTTTATATGTTGCAACTTGTGCTTCACCATTAAGCTGTGAAGCAGTAAAAATAAATACATCCAATTGCTGTGCAATAGTTTTAAGCTCTGTTGCAAATACAAGAAGCAATTGGTGCTCCTTAAGACCCATCCTTGATTTCCCATTAATCTCAGACATAAGTCGTAATGAAGTACTAATATAATCAAAGAAAAAATACTCAACACCAAATTCTCTATTATATTTTTTAATTATGTTTTTAATATCTTCAATAGAGAAATCAGGAATATGAACAATATATAATGGACTAGATTCAATATATTCAATAGCCTGTTTGACCCTTTCTAATTCTCCTTCTTCGTAAGTTCCATAAAGTATATGCTCTTCATTTACTTTACTAATTGTTGCATAAAGAATTGTTTGAATTTCATCAACTGGCATTTCAGTTGTGATATAAAGAGTCGGTTCAGATAATCTTGTATAAATATATTTCTTTTTCTTTGTATCGTATATATAAGGCACTGCCATTTTACAAGCATCACCAGCTGCAAATCGAGTTTTGCCCTGACCTTGAACGAGTGATCTCATATATAGACAACCTTTTCTTGCCCCTCTTGTAACTGTATTTAGTCCATTGTTATTCAATGGTAATCCAACATCTGGGATTTTCATTAAATCTTCAATTAGTTCAATTCCTCCTTCAGCAGCTTGTACTTCTGTAGTAAGATTGCTTGTACAGTATTTCATTGTAGGAGTAATAACTAAACTTGATTCAACCATTGAAACAATGTCTTGCTCAGAATAATTATCAAATTTTTGTTGCTCTTCATTAGCATGGAATTCATCAACTGTAGTATCATAAATAAATTTAGTATCTAACCCTTGTTTTTCGTAATACCTAAGTAAAGAATACTTTCTAAGTCGATGATAGTAATAATCATAATTTTCGATACTACAAAGTTCTTTAATATTATTTAAATATTCAAGACCTCTGTTTTCTTGAAAAATCCTATATTGCTCTTTAAAACCGCTAAGATATGAATCAATAGCAAATTCATCAATTGTTTTACAACCTTGCATACTAAGATTATAAATAGCAACAAACAATAAATCATAAAAGGTTTCAGTGTTAAAATCTTCTCGACTAAGCGGTCTATCTATATCTTCTACAAGGCTAGGGTCTTTCATAAGACAACCTAATGTATTAGCATATGCTCTTTTATCTGTTAATGCCTCGTACATTTACTCCCCTTCTCCAATTGATGTAATATCAATTTGTTTTCGTTTCTTCTTTTTAGGATCTATATAAACCGTTCGATTTTTATACATCTCTTTAATATCTTTATCTTTATTATTTTCTTCTACTTGTTTTACTGTATGATAATGTTTATCTGCTTTATCATAATAATAAGGAATTAAACCAACAATATCATCAGTGAATTCTTTTTCAAGTATGTTGTGCATATACGTTAGTGTCTGATACATTTTTTGATATGTAAAATCATATTGTTGTATGTATCTTTCTGTGAGCGCATAAATCTTAGCAGGAAGTTTAATACCGAAAAACTCTCTCAAATAATCGTAATATAATTTCTTCTGAATATACTGTTCTTCGGTAATAGCATCTTTTAATTCTGCTTTGGGCTTAGAAGGTCTACCTTTTTTCTTAATTTCTTTTTGTTTAGTTTCAGCTTGTTTAGCTCTTTCTTCAAGTTTTTCTGTTTTATTTACATGAACAGCTTTAACCGCTACTCTGAAACAAGTATTATGTGCATATCGTCCTTTATAAGGAACAGAATCATTTTTATCTTCAATTGGTTTACCACATAATACGCAAACTCGCTTTCTCCCTCTGGGCATTACCAATCAACTCCTGCAAATTCTTTAAAATATTCAAGCATTTTATCTTCTTCTGGGAAAAACAAATCAATCTTTTTTTCCGTATAAAGCCAACCAAAGAAATTAGACATAAGCTGTCCAAATCTCCAATCTGGAAACTCGGTTTTATGAATTTCTCTAAGTTGAAAATAAAAATTATCAAGTCTATTAGGGTTTCTCATTTTATTCTCCTTTAAATATTATTAAACTCTTTTGTTTTGACTTCTATTTTTTCTTCATTTTTAATTCTTTGCCGAACTAAAAATTCAAATAAACTATTATAATCAATACTTGCAGTAGGAGTATTAATCCACCGATCATTCAATTGAATTTTAATATCTTTAATATCATCTTTTTTACTTTCTTGTAATCTATTAATTACATCTTGTAATTGATCATTCTGTTTTCGCAAGAATTCAATTTCTTTATGTAATTTGTGTGCTTTATCAAATTGTTCTTGTGTCATAATATTTTCTTTCTTAATTTAATTGTACAGTAAAAGGGTGCTCCCATTCGTTTACAGCTAATTTTATATTATGTTTTTTGCCTGTCCTTCTTCCGCACTTAGGACAAATAATATAATATAATTTATATTTGGTTTTTGGATAATATTCCCATTTTATTTCTGGAGTAACTCCACAATGTTTTCTTAAGGATTCTGTATTCATATTTTTTAACCCTCTGGTTTTAGATTCGTTATTATAAATAAAAGCGATATTATGTTTTAATACACTGTGTATATTATATACATTAATACCGCTTTCTAAAATCGTCAAGTTTTATTATTTTTGAATAATTTATTTACATATTAATACCAGATGCTTCATAAAGAAATCATGTTCATCTAAAATATTATTTTCTTTTGCGTATTCTTCATAAAACATTAAATTATTCTTTTTCTTATAAACTTGACTATATATTATTGAAAATTGTATATCTAAAATATCTGCTAAATACTTAGTTGACCAATAACAGTCTAATGTTTGAGTGTTAATTATCTTTCTTCCTCTGCGATAATCAGCGTTCTTTTTTGAATAATCTTTTGTTAATCCAATTTTCTGTGCTTGGGTTAACCAATTATTAACAGATGAACCACAATAAGAATATTTATTAACTATATAAGTAGCATCATATCCTTTATTCCATTCTTCTGCACAAACATGAACCATAGAATGGGCTGAAATTCTTTCGCATTCATTCCAATCAATATCAAATATGTTTGTATTTATAGTTAATAATATACATCCTTTAATTGCATATTTTATTTTATCAAAATCACTTGAATATGCACAAATATGCAGAACCTCTTTTATACCATTTTTATAAGCAAGTTCTTCTTTATATTCATCAATCTTTTTTTGTTCTTCATAAGTAAGACCGTTAATACTTTCAAAAGAAGAACCAGATGAGTAATGTTGTTGCCCATCTATTTCAATTATGTAATTTAAGTCAGGAAGATAAAAGTCATATATATATTTTTCACTCCAATCAAACGTTGCTTGTCTTTTGTATTTAATATGTGCTAAGTCACACGCAGTTTGAAATATTCTTTCACCTATTGGAATACCATCTCCACAATAAGGACAAGCTATTCCAAAACTCATAACGTTTTTAATTACTTTTTTCCCAACGTTTTGACCACATTTAGGGCAAATAAATTCAACTTTTGAATGACTCCCCATGCTATTTTTATAGGCGTCTTCAATATTAGCAAACCAAAAAATCATTTCTGGATGTTTCCAAGCAATAGAATTATAATTCCATTTTGTTTTTCTTCCAGAACAAACTGGACATTGTAATTTATCCATATGATATTCTAATCGTTCATCAATCCATTTACATTTCATGCATTGATATAAATAGGATTTTTTTGAACCAGAACATCCTTTGCTCTTTTTTATAGATTGTTTTAGAATTTTTA